AGGCTGTCTTAGATGATGCATTAGAAGATGGTGAGTTTGCTATTGAAACAAATGAGCTGAATGTAAATGCTAACGGTGGAACAGAGATGATGCAGCGAGCACTGGCTGCTCGTGTGGATCCTGAGCTGCTGAGTAAATATCAGATTATCCCGACTCGTGTCCGAGAGTTAGATCCAGATAAGAAATCCATCTTATGGATCCATGATATGTTTAACGATCCAGAAGTTCAACATCTTGCTGATGGTGGATATGAGAAGTTCGATAAACTTGTTTATGTGTCTCATTGGCAGAAGTCAACATTTGAGATGGGTTTGAACATTCCTCCATCAGCTGGTATTGTATTGCAGAATGCAATCGAACCATTCAATGAGGTGGCTAAAGATAAAGAAGGACCTATTCGTCTGATCTATCATACTACTCCTCATCGTGGTCTCGAAATTGTTTATCCTGTATTTGATGCCTTGTCTCAAGAGTATGGTGACAAGATTCATCTTGATGTATTCTCATCCTTTGAAGCATATGGATGGCCTCAACGTGATGAACCATTCCAAGAGTTGTTCCAACAACTGAAAGACCATGAGCATATCACATATCATGGTTATCAGCCTAATGAAGTTGTCCGCAAGTATTTGGAGCGTGCACACATCTTTACGTATCCATCTATTTGGACTGAAACCTCTTGTATTGCTGCTATTGAAGCTTTGGCAGCAGGTTGCTTGACTGTAACCTCATCTCTGGGTGCTCTGCCAGAGACCTGTGCTAACTTTGCATGGATGACAAGCTTCGATGAGAGTGCCAATCGTCATGCTAACATGCACTATGGCTTGCTTAAAGCAGCTATTGATGGATATTGGAATGAAGATGTGCAGACTAATCTCTACAACCAAAGAGCATATTTTAACTTATGGTACAACTGGCAGTTCCGTCAACGCCAGTGGGAAGGCTTACTGAATGGCTTACTTTCCAAGCAAAGCTGAGATCAAAGCTAAACAGCGTGCTGAGGCAGCGAAATATATTCCTACAGCTGATGATTATCATCGCGCCGAACTATATCGTGAAGCAGCTCGCATCAAGAAGAATGTTGAATCTTGGACCGAATGGGATCTAAAGAAGACATACGAAGATACATTGCAATGTGTTACTCTTCTTGAGAATGAAGTAGATGGTGCAGCTTTTGATATCTTACAACGAATCAAGCTGAATCTGAAAGTATTCGATAGTGAAAAAGCGTAATCTATCTGATGAACAAAAGGCTGCTGCAGCCGAACGTCTGAGATTGGCCAGGGAAAAGCGTCAAGCTGAACGTGGCCGACCTCAGAATGTTCATCCTGATGTATGGAGTAAACCAGATGAACACTATCTGTCATATAACAAAGTCAGACAATGGATTAAGAATAACAAAGAGCAGCTTCCTATCTTAAAGAGAGCTGTTAGACAGAACGTAAAGGGTTCTATAGCGGAGTTAGCCAGTGTTTCAGCATATATTAGACATTGTGAATGGTATGTTCGCACGGGTGATTGGATTGACAACTTCTACGGAGAGAGTCAAGAACACAAAATATCATGGAAAACAACGAAAGAAGCGTATGACGAAGACGGCTGCATCAAACAATAACATAAATACAAGTATGTCGAATATTATTCAATTCCCGACATCAAAGATTAACGTAAATAGTCCTAATCTATCTGATACAGATAGAGATGTTCTCCTGCTGAAGGAGAAGATCACTTCGATTGAGCAGTCTTTGGAATATGTGACTACAGAAGCAGTTGCAATGGTCCATAGACTTGGCTTTGATATCACCAGAGAAGACTACGTTAAGGATGTAACCCTTATTGTTGATGCCATTAGAGGTCTCATGTATCGTACATCTGGCTTAGATTATCCTATTCACGAATGGGTCGATCAAGCATATGAAATGGATGATGATAACTTGTATGCTTATAATCCTGAATGGTTTGATAAAAATGGAGAATTGAAGATTTCACCGGAATTGGATAACACCAATGATGATGGAAGTCCTCACAACGAAGATTAATGGCTATATTATTAGATTATTCCCAAGTTGCTATCAGTAGTATCATGGGGCAAGTGAACAGTAGACACTTTAATGGTGAGGTCAACCTTGATTTGATCCGTCATATGATTCTAAATGGAATCAGACACTACAACGTAACCTTTGGTGAAAAGTATGGTGATGTGATCATCTGCTGTGATGATAGAAACTATTGGCGCAAGGAGATCTTTCCTTACTACAAAGCCAATAGAAAGGCTGATCGTGAAGCTTCAGATCACGATTGGAAGACTATCTTTGAAGCATTAGAGACAGTCAAGCAAGAACTTAGAGACAACTTTCCTTACAGAGTATTGCAGATTGAACGAGCTGAGGCTGATGACATCATTGCAACCCTAGTTAAGTATCATGCAAGTCCGCTGGAAGGTGGCTTTGACTATGAGCCTTGTGTGATTGTTTCAGGTGATAAAGACTTTATCCAACTGCATCGCTGGGGTGATACATCTCAATGGTCTCCTGTACAGTCAAAATGGGTCCGTGGTAATCCAGATAAATACCTTCGTGAACATATCTTAAAAGGTGATCGTGGTGATGGCATTCCTAATATCCTTTCCAAAGACGATACATTTGTCAATGGTGGACGTCAAACCCCTCTTCGCCAGAAAAAGATAGATGAGATCTTAGCTGATCTTGATGAAGGTGAATTGCTTTATGCCGCATCCTGGTATGGTGGGTATTGTAGGAATGAACAGTTGATAGATTTAGAACAGATCCCATCAGAGATTAGACAGGATGTTGTGAACCAATACAGGAATACTAAATCAGGTGATAGATCCAAAATGTTTAATTATTTTATAGACAAAGGCTTGAGCATTCTAATGCAAAGCATTAAGGAATTTTAAAATGAAATACTCAATCTCAGAAATCCTAGAGAGAGCTGCAGCTGGCGACAAAGTCAATGGTAAAGCAGCATTACTACAAAAGTATGATAATCCTACTCTACGTAAGATTCTAAAGTACACTTATAGTGAAAAGATAACCTTCAACTGCTTGCCGAAAGGTGAGCCTCCATACAAGCCAACTGAGCTTGTTGACCAAGAGAATGTTATCTATGCAGAGACACGTCGTCTTTACTTGTTTATTGACGGTGGCAATCCCAACTTAAAACAACTTCGTAAAGAAGCATTATTCATTGAGCTTCTTGAGAATGTTGATCCACGTGATGCTAAGTTACTTGTTGGCATGAAAGATAAGAAGCTACCTGAGGAGTTCAAAGGTATCTCTAAAGCTGTAGTTAAGAAAGCATTCCCTGGCCTGGTATGATAGAGGTTGTAGATAACTTTCTACCTCCGAATGTCTGGCATGTGCTTTATAGAAAGCTACTAATGACGGACAAGGGCACTCCTCATACAATGGTAGATGATGGCATCAAATGGAATTACAATCCAACCATCTCAGTCAATGGTGATGGAAGCTCTTCTACAGGTTATTTTCTACACAACTTATTGATTGATGGAAACAAGTCAGATATGTTTGACACAATAGCTGAGCCTGTTGCGTCAGCATTGAACTTGGATCATTATAAGACTCTACATCGAGCTAAGGTGAATTTGTATCCTAGGACACATAAAGTGGAGCCTCACGGATTTCATGTTGACCTGATTGATGATACAGGGGATACTTTAGATCATGTTAACTGTGTATACTATGTGAATAGCAATAATGGTTACACAGACTTTGAAGATGGATCTAGGGTTGCTAGTGTAGAGAATCGTATAGTTATCTTTGACGGAAGTATGAAACACAGAAGCACTAGCTGCACCAATGAACCTTGTAGAGTTTCAATCAATTTGAATATGTTGCCATAATGGATATATTAGTATGTAATGGACCTTCAAGAGCAGACTTTGATCTAAAGCTGTTAGAAGACCACAATGTGTATGGATGCAATATCGTTGCGTTAGAAGCCAATGTAACAAGAAGTATTGTCATTGACCCTCCTGTCATGCAGGAGCTAGTAGAGAATGGTGTCGATATTGATACTATTATTCTTGCTGAAGGTGAGGCTCAATATGAGCCTGCAGCAAAGCCAGGACCAAGATACAAGAACAATGCAGGTGTGTTTGGTCTTGAGCAAATGGTCAAACATGGATCAAAGAAAATCTATATCTTAGGTATGGATTGTGTGTTGTATGAAGGTGATGTGCTTGGCAATGTGTATCTTGGTAAGAAGAACTTCCCATCAAAGGTATCATTTGAAGACCAGCAGCGTAGAATGTTCTACTTAGAATGGTTTGTACAACAGCATCCAGAAGTTAAGTTTGTATTCGTATTGCCAGATGGCACTAAGCGTATTCATCCTATCAGATCAAACAATGTAGTTGGACTACATTATAGCAAGTTTAAGGAGAGACTCGATGCCTAAGTATGGTTGGTACGATCCAGAGACGGATAAAGAGTTCGAAACTGATATGAAGTACGAAGAGATGCTTCAGTTTAAAAATGACAACCCTGAGCTAGAACAAAGGTTCAATCTAAACTTTGTATCATCACAGTATACAACTACTGGTGGTAAGATGGATGATGGTTGGAAAGAGATGCTAGGCCGTATCGCGGATGAGAATCCTGCTAGTGATATGGCTGAGCATGGCAAGCGCCGAACAGCTAAGCAAGCTAAGACGGCTGAAGCTATTCAAAAGAACCGAAAA